TTTGAAACCGGATACATTGACTACACCTATAAGGCAACAGTTAAGACAAAACAGGGACAGATTATCGCCCAATGTGAGGGGTCTTTCAATTCCTGGGAGCCAAAAACCAGATACTTGTGGGTTAAAGAGGATGAGCTGCCGGAAGATACGGATAAAGCTACCTTAAAGGTTAGATCCGGCACTATCTCTGAGTTTGACTTTGCGGTAGATAAAGCTGAAACGCAAGGGCAGTATGGCAAACCGGCAGAGTATTGGCAGAAGTTTAAAGACGCTATAGAAAACGGGACCGCTAAAAAGATTACAAAATCTACCAGATCCGGAAAAGAATTAGACGCATGGGAAATAGGCGGGACACTTTACCGCATCCAAAACCCCGATATTTTCGGACTTAAAAATACCATTCAAAAAATGGCTCAAAAAAGAGCATTTGTTGGAGCGATGCTTATTGCTACAGGTGCGTCAGAGTTCTACACTCAAGATGTAGAGGATATGGATCAATTTAATCCGGAAGTTGTAAATGAGGTTAAGGAGGTAGTAGCCAAACAAAGTGAAACTCCCGCTGAGGAAATGGTCAAAGAAGAGCCCTGGTTAGAGGGTAAACCAACTATAGTACAAGAGGCTGAAAAGACTTTTGGGGTTTCTGCCAATGGCTGCACCTGTGGAACAACAGGTAAGTATCATTCTAGGTCTTGTTCTCAATATGAACCTCCTACACAAAATGTCGGAGGATGAGTAAAGGGGTGTTACGGACACACCTCTTTCACTGACTTAAGGAATATATGAAAACTATAGTAGTTAAAACACAAAAAGAGTTCGATAAAATTCCGCTTACTTCTAATGAATATAGAGTTGTCAGAATAACAGAGACTAAAGAAATAGTTTATGTGAATCGCTCCTTGGGTAATTCTACTGTTGAAGCCTGGGGTAATTCTACTGTTGAAGCCTTGGGTAATTCTACTGTTAAAGCCTGGGGTAATTCTACTGTTGAAGCCTGGGGTAATTCTACTGTTGAAGCCTTGGGTAATTCTACTGTTAAAGCCTGGGATAATTCTACTGTTGAAGCCTGGGGTAATTCTACTGTTGAAGCCTGGGGTAATTCTACTGTTAAAGCCTGGGGTAATTCTACTGTTGAAGCCTGGGGTAATTCTACTGTTGAAGCCTTGGGTAATTCTACTGTTAAAGCCTGGGGTAATTCTACTGTTGAAGCCTTGGGTAATTCTACTGTTAAAGCCTTGGATAATTCTACTGTTAAAGCCTGGGATAATTCTACTGTTAAAGCCTGGGATAATTCTACTGTTAAAGCCTTGGGTAATTCTACTGTTAAAGCCTGGGGTAATTCTACTGTTGAAGCCTGGGGTAATTCTACTGTTAAAGCCTTGGGTAATTCTACTGTTGAAGCCTTTATGACTGCCTGTGTTCATCTTATGTCACCAGGAGTGCAGGTTGCTTTATTTGGTTTCGCAGTAGCATTTCAGATGGTAGAAGCAATCATTAAAAAGAATTCAAAGACAGCCACTATTATTAAACCAAAATATAAAAAAGGAGTTGAAGGTTGGTTCGAGAAAAATGCTATTGAGTCTAAAACTAAAGTAATTCTCTATAAAAGGGTTTCTAAGGAATTCAAGACACAAGAAGGAAAACCACAAGAGACTAATTGGAAATTAAAAAGTATTATTACTCACACCAATTGGAAACCAAAGGATGATGAGTGTGGTGAGGGTAAATTCCATGCTTGTTCAACACCGTACTTTTGTGATGAATTTAGGTCTGATCCGAATGATAGATACATTGCTATAGAAATATCCAAGAAAGATATATATGCTTGGGAAAATCCAGAATATCCACATAAAATAGCCTTTAGAAAAGGAAAAGTTTTATACGAGGTAGATCATTTAGGGAGAAAAAAATGATTATATTTGAATATGAATATATAGAAAAACAGGAAGATGTCAGGAAACATATTAAGGCATGCGAAGGTTTGCATACCCAACAAGCAATTTATAGTACCTTCCATGATGCCTTAACCCAAATTTGCTTTGGTTGTAAAATTGTGCGTAGTTCTCTAAAGATTTACAAATGAATAAAGATATAGTAACACTACTACTACTTAGCATTATATTCGCTGGAATAGTTGTTTGGCTGTTAGGAGTTGGGAAATAAATATGGTGTTTATTCAGGAGAGGTAAAATTATGAAAATTATAATTATTCTTTGTCTAGTAACTTTATTCCTTCTGCAATGGGGGTGGCATGAAGAAGTTAAGCATTTAGAAGATCAGTTAAGGATTAATGAAAATATTATTCATGACCTTAAAATAGAATCATCCCAAATTTCAATTACTTTAGAAAAATATGTTCGGAAATGTGGAATGAAAAAAGGGGGCTCCTTTCCTGTTATTACTATTGAGCCTTATGACCAATTAAGATTAAGATGCTTTCAGTTTTGGGAAGGGGACTTTGGGTCTTGGACAGAATTAGAAATGAATCCAACTTTTAGTTTACCGTTGGAGGCTAACCCATGAAAAGAATCAACTTAAATCCTAAATGGCATGACTGCTTTCGGAACTCTTTTAAGAGTGTAATAGTCCTGGTTTTTATCATGCTGGTTATTGGTTCTTTTGGCAGATTATCTAAATTATTGGAGATAAAAAGTGTTGAGGTTTGGGAATTATCCCAAAAGGTAGATCATATCGAGCAACAACTCGAAATGATCGAAGATGAAAACATTGTTTTAGCAGTCCAAGCAAAAGAGGTTAAAGCGGTGCAGCTGTCCGAAGACCAGATAAAAAAGCTCTTAGGGATTTTAATACCTAAGAAGAAGGACCAGGAGAGGTTTATGGCTATCTTGAAGTGTGAGAATGGGACACACCAGCCGGATAGGGTTAATGTCAATAAAGACGGGTCAATAGATTTAGGCTTGAGCCAGATAAACAATAGGTGGCATAAGAAAAGAGTTGAGGAGATGTTTAATCAGTCTTTTGAAGAAGCTATGAAACAGCCCGTAAACAACTTAGTTTATGCAGCTTACCTTTATAAAGAATCCGGCAATTTTCACCTTTGGGCTTGTGACAGGCTGGTGGCTAACAAATGAAAGAAGAAAAAAGATTGGAAAAACAAATAGAGGAGATATTAAGGTATTATTGGTGGGATCAGTATAACAAGAATGCCTACGTCAAGAATTGTACTAAAAAGATATTAGCCCTACTAGATCAATTAGGAGGGAAGGGGAAATGAATCAGATTAAACCTAAAACCACAAAGTGCATTAAATGTAAACTAATATTCCCCGAACATTGGGGACTGGAAAAACATACCTGTACTGATAAGGGGAAGGGGAGATGAATAAAGAAATTACAGCTATTAAAAGGTTGATTGCAATAGGTACGTTAATTATTCCGTTGGCTATTTGGTTTAATCCTAAACCTATTATTCCAACACCTTCTATAGTTCAACTTGATATTAACGATAGAGAGAAAGGGATTTGTGCAGATATGTATAAACAAGGTTTTAAATGGGGATATGGTCAATATAGTGTTCAAGTAGCAACTGATAGAATTGTACATAAAACAGATGAGGAAATTAAAGAGAATCTTTTAAGAATGGCACAGAAAGGATTGCCGGAGAATTTTTAATTATGACTACTACCACAGTTACTAAACAGAGGAAAATAATATTAGACTTATGTGGAGGTACAGGTAGTTGGAGCAAACCATATAAAGATGCTGGGTATGAAGTTATAAATATAACTTTGCCAAATTATGATGTTAGAGAAGCCATCCTTAATGTAAAGGGAATTATTTTTAGTGATTATCTTTTTATAGAGTATCAAGATATTTATGGAATACTGGCAGCTCCACCATGTACCATGTTTTCAGATGCTAGAACTAACGCCAAAACCCCACGAGATTTAAGGGGGGGGTACGAGGTGGTCAAGGCTTGTTTAAAGATTATAGAGGAGTGTATGTACCACAATAGCTCCGATCAGTCTAAAATATCCCCTCTTAGGTTTTGGGCATTAGAGAACCCCTGGTATGGTAGATTAAAGTGGTTTTTAGGTAATCCAGTCTTTATCTTTGACCCTTGGGAATTTGGAGATAATTACAAAAAGAGAACAGCTTTATGGGGATACTTCAGCTTTCCTAAAAAGATCCATGTCACTATAAGTGATGTGATGACCAAAGAGGAGATTGAAGCCCACAAGACTAACTCTCAAAAACTACCTAAATTTGATAAGTTACTAATGCCAGAGTTAAAAGAACTCAAGGGGGTAAATAATTCCGATTATTGGAAACAAACTAAGTTAAGACAAACCTTGAGGTCAATCACTCCGCAAGGATTTGCAAAAGCATTCCAGGAAGCCAACCCATGACTACTACCACAGTTACTAAATTAAAAATAGGTAAGAATGAATATCAATGTGAAAATTGCAAAGAAGTATTTACTAAGACTTGGACTGACGAAGAAGCAGAAGCTGAGGCAAACAGTTTATGGGGAGAGGAACTATTAAAAAATAATCCTGCTATAGTCTGTGATAATTGTTTTAATACTATGACTGAAGCAGTACCGCCAAAGGAATTTATTAAGGAACATTTATCAAAAAACTAATATGAAGACCACAGTTACTAAACAGAATTGGGTAAAACAATTTAATAAACAATTTAGGTTTGGAAAGACTAATGATTTCCTAAGATTAGGTTCAATAAAAGAAGTTAAGGAATTTATTGAGGAACTGATAGAAAACGTGGAAACAAAAGCAGTTTTAGAATATATAAGGAATCAAAGACCATGACTAAGCCAAGCTCCTCTATGAGTGAGTGGGAAGATATAGAAATTCCTTACAAAGAGGTTGAATGTGAATATGGAGTAGGTTGTGAACATACGATTGTAGATTTAGATGAGTTAGCAAAAAGAGTAAAAGATTTGTTTACCTCTAAAATAGAAGAGATAATAGAAAAGGTAGAAGAAGATGTTTTAGCTTATGATTGTCCTAACTGTATGGCTTCCTGTATTCATCATGCAGCTATAGAAAAACAACAGAATAAGGCTTTAGATTCCCTTTCCCCTAACAGGAGGAGTAAGGGATAAAATGACCATTAAAAGTCCTTGGAAAGAAGCTAATATAAATATAGCTAAATTATTAGGAACTGAAGCTATTAAAAATAATAAGAAGCCAGCTTACCCTCATAAGGGAGGGAAAGGGGTAACCCAAACTGATATGGAGTTAGCGCAGAAAGATGTTTAGAATTATAGTCAATCCTTTTAAAGATAAACAAATAGATCATATCAACCATAATACTCTTGATAATAGAAAAGAGAATTTAAGAATCGTTACGGGTAGTCAGAATGGAATGAACCAAAAATTACATAAAAATAATACTTCAGGATATAAAGGAGTTCATTGGTTTATTTATAGTAAACGTTGGATGGCTTATATACGTTTAAATTCAAGAAAAATACATCTTGGTTATTTTAATTCAAAAATAGAAGCTGCTTATGCTTATAATTATGCTGCATTAAAATATTTTGGTAAGTTTGCAAAGTTAAATAATATATGATTAAATCGACTTTCTTTATCGACAAGTATATTGTTTCGCGTAAATGAAAGTTTAGGCGATTTTAACGGGTTCTGCTTTGCCTGTTGAGAGTAACGCTGGTGGAAGCCACCCTAGTCTAATTCTTGATATTGTGCTAATAATAGTTTTATAATTAGTATATTAGGAATTTACCAATAATGACAAAGATAACTTATATCCCTACTTCAGGCTTTTGTCTTATTGACCCACTCGAAAAAGACAAAAAATCAGATTATATGACTATCCAGGATTCCGTTGACAGACCTTATAAGGGTACTGTTATTGCTGTGGGTGATACCAAAATATCTGATTATGGAATAAAACAGGAATGTCCTGTTAAGGTTGGAGATTTTGTATTATATTCAATAGCCGGAATCGAAGAGACAAAACTGGAATATAAAGGTGATCCCAGACATAGATTTATTATTGCTCCATTTGGAAGGATATTATTGAAAATACAATGAGTCACACCGCCCACAAATATAACAAAGAAGCTAGAGATTCCCTGATGGCAGGGGCAAAACAGGTCTATGATTTAGTTTCTGCAACTTTAGGACCAAGAGGCAGGAATGTTGCAATCCACAAAGGTTTTGACGTGCAGTTTTTACATGATGGTCTAAAGACTTCGAGATTTGTTAATCCTGAGAATAGGTTTGAAAGTGTGGGGGCATTTACTTTAAGGGAAGCTGCGGAAAAGCACGTTTCGGCGGTAGGTGATGGCACAACTTTGACAATAGTTTTAGGTTATCACATAGCCAAGGAAGCCATGACCTTAATTGACTCCGGCGTTAATGCCATGAGCCTCAAGAATGGGCTTGAAAAAGGCAGGGATTTACTTATTAAAGAAGTTAAAAGACTATCCAAATCAATTAAAAGTAAGGAAGAAAAAATCCAAATTGCCACTATTTCCTCAGAAGATCCCAAGTTAGGTGAGATGATTGGCGATACATACCACAAGATTGGCGTGGATGGGGTAATAACGGCTGATGAGAGCCAAAGTAATGAAACTACCCTTGAACATCAGGAGGGTATTTCAATAGATCATGGATATATGTCATGGAAGTTTATTACAGATGTCGCCACCCTAACCGCAGTTGTTAAAGATGCCTATATTCTCCTATTGGATAGAGAGCTTGAGGATATTTATGAACTGCTACCTTTTATCGAAGAACAGTTAAAACCCAAACAAATCAGAAACTTAGTAATTATAGCCAAAGATGTCACAGGTACAGCTCTAGCCTCTATTTTAGAAACTAAAAGACAGGGTAAAATGAACCTACTTTGTGTTAAATCCCCCTCCTTTGGCAAATACCAGCGGGAGATGCTTGAGGATATTGCCATAATGACCGGTGGATCGGTGCTTGATGATGCAGATGGCAAACTTATTAAAGATTTAACATTTGAGGATTTAGGTTTTGCAGAGGTAGTTAAATCATCCAAGGATTCAACAATTATTCTCGGTAATAAAGGTAACTCGAAGGCCATCAAACAAAGGATTGCTTCAATTAAGTTACTAATGCAGGATGCGGATACTGATATAGATAAGGAGAAATTAAAAGAAAGGTTGTCTAAGATGACTGGTGGGGTATATGTCATTAAAACAGGCGGTGCTACAGAGATTGAAATGGGAGAAAGGAAAGAGAGAGTTGAGGATGCTATTTTGGCCACCAGAGCTGCCATAGAGGGGGGAATTGTCCCCGGAGGTGAAGTAACGCTTTTGTCTGCCCGAAAAGTGTTACAAGCCCAAGGACAAGATGAAGAGTATGCTTTCAGGATTTTAAGTAATGCTGTAGAGAAACCTTTTGAGAAATTGTTATCTAATGCAGGTGTCAACCATGCTTATTATCTGGCAAAGCTGGAAGATAAAGAGTTTGGTTTTGGAGTAGATGTCCTCGACCTACAAGTTAAAAATCTAATAGAGTCAGGTATTATTGATCCTACTCTAGTTATTACCGAGGCTCTAAGGTCTGCTGTATCTGTAGCCATTCTGCTTTTAACTTCCGATGCAATATCTGTTGTTTTAGAGGAAGAAGATGAAAGGAAAGGAGGATAAAAATGTTTGGATTATTTAAGAAAAAGCCAGTTAGACATTCCTATGATGAGCAAGCACTACCACAAGGTATTCAAGGAGCTATAAATAGCACTATTGAGTCTGAATTTAGACAAATGGCAAATGAAAGAATAAGGGAATTAGAAGAAAAGTTTAATGCTTTAACTGGACATTTAGGATTGAATGTCTATAAACCCTATCACTATGTAGTGGAGGATTTTAATAAGAAGCTACAGAACGTAAATTTGTCACCATCAATGATGCCGACAACAGCAAGTGGATTAGTTAGTACAGGTAGTGCTAAAAGGGCAAGGTAATGAATTGTCTGGAAGCTGGTTGTAAGAATAAGGCTGGGTTTAGTAGAGAGTATGGTTTCCTTAAGTGTGAGGATTGTTTAGCTAAAGATAGAGCTATCATAAGCCCTTCACAAACTAGGACGTTTGATTTTGCCTCATCCAAGACAAAGGCAGACAGATTGGAATATGGATCAGAAATGTACCAGCCTTGGGTAAATGGAGTGTTATCTAGGGAGTTTATAGAAGTTAATGGAACTGAAAAGCTGGCAGGAGTAACAAAAGAGGACATTAAAAATGCCAAGTATGTATATAAATCAATGACAAGGCATCATAGAACATTAGAAAATGGCAAAAAGGGTTTAAATAGAAATCCTAAGTTAAAGGATGATTATAAGGTACAGGAAAAATGAAAACAGGCACTATTTTAGAACATATTGATAAAGATCAACCAAACATAGAAGTTGTAGGTAAGATAGGTAAAATGATAGCAGTAAAAGAATTCGGTACATATAGAAGTTATGCCCGTGTAGCAACAGGTTTAAGTGATCGCCCAGATGAGATAGCAGTAATTCACCCTATAAGTTGGTATATTTTAGATGAATTATTAAAAATATATAAGGTAAAATATGAAAAACAAACCTAAACAAAAACTAACTATTATTGATCTAGTTTCCAAGATACTTGATTCAGAGCTACCAACCAGTACAAAGAACGAAATAACAAGATACTATCTACTACCCAAGCTAGGTAGAACACAAGCTATTATTGAGGATTCTAAATCAAGTATAGGATTTGTAGAAAGACCATCTGCTGAAGAGATAGCAATAGAAAACAACCCTAGACTTAAAGAAGAGTACAAAGAAACAGAAAGAGTTATGGGTGAGCCTGATGAGGAGGATGACGAATAATGGGTAAGGGCAAGTTAAGAAATCTTAAATGTATTTGTGGATCGGGAAAAAAGTATAAAAAATGTTGTATAGAAAAACCTTTAGAGAAAATAGTATTTAAGAGTCAAATATGAGTAATAGGAGTATAAAAGATGCCTAAAAGTGAAAAATTAAAAGAGTTAGCCCAAAGAGCTTTTATTAAGGCTTATTGTAAACTTAAAGACGCGGGTCAAGCCTACAAATTATTACATCCTAAAGTTACTGAACATTCAGCAGCTGAGTTGGGTAGTAGAATGTTGAAAGAAGTTGATTATACTGATCTCTTGGAAGAAGCAGGCTTAACAGATGCTTTGTTAAACCAGAAAATATTGGAAGGATTAGATGCAACCAAACAAATCGGGGCAAGAAAGATTGTACAGGGTGCTAAAACAGGACACGAGATTAAAGTTGATGCGATGACTGATACTGATGATTTTATTGAGGTAGAAGATTTTGCAGTAAGACATAAATATTTGGAAACGACATTGAAATTAAAAAAGAGATTGACTGATAAGGTTGACGTAACAACTAATGGTGAGAAAATTCAGCCAATAGATATAGATAAACTTTTAAATAAAGTATATGGACAACCCAAAACAAACAGCACTGATGAAGTGTTTAACCACAGCTAAAGAGGCAGGTGCTCCTAGAGATCAAACCGATAGATTTATAACTTCAGGTTATATTCCGTTACCTTGGCAATGGGAATTTCATGCGGCAGCCAGAATGGCAGATGACGCTAATGGTCCGGTTGATATTGGTGTAGGAGGAGCCAGAGGGCCAGGTAAATCTCATGCAGTTTTAGCACAAGCCTCATTTGATGACTGCCAACGTATTCCGGGCCTGAAAGGGCTTTTTTTAAGACAAACAGGGGTTGCAGCAAAGGAATCGTTTGATGATCTTATTGAGAAGGTTATAAAAGGCAGAATTGTTTATGAGAGAACGACCAATGTATTAAAATTCCCTAATAGTTCCAGAATTGTTTTAGGAGGATTTAAAACAGCGAGTGATATAGATAAGTATATCGGTATCGAATATGATTTTATTATTGTAGAGGAATTAAATCAATTAACAGGTGATAAATATTTAAAACTAAGAGGATCTTTAAGAACAAGTAAACCAGATTGGCGACCCCGTATGTATACTTCTTTTAATCCTGGGGGGATAGGTCACGATCATGTAAAAAGTAGATATATCTTGCCATTTAGGGAAGGGACAGAAACAGAAACTAGATTTATTGGTTCAACCTATAGGTCAAATCCATATCTTAATAAGGAGTATATTCAATTCTTAGAAAGTTTAATAGGCGATCTTGGTAAAGCATGGCGGGAGGGTGAATGGGATATATTTGCAGGGCAGTTTTTCAAAACCTTTAGATGGGATCTGCATGTTATATCAAGATATTACCCTGATATTGAAAAAGGGTTTTTATTAGGCAGTATGGATTGGGGGCGTGTAGATAATTTTGCTTTCTATATCCATCATGTATTCCCCGTTTCTTTTAATGGTCAAACCTTTTACCGGATTGTTACATTTATTGAAGTTTATGGAAACGATAAATACCCTGACGCATGGGCAAAGATTATTGAAGGCAGGTTGGAAGGATATAGTATTAAGTTATCAAATTTGAATGACATTATGTCTGATAATCAAATATTCTCACCTTCTGCAACAGACATGGGAACAACCATAGCAGATTTATTTTATAAGTATGACTCAAATTACAATGGTCTATTAAAAACAGCCAGTAAAAACCGAGTTGCAGGGTGGGAGAATATGCAACAATGGTTATCTATGGCTCCTGATGGTAAACCCTACTGGCAGATAACCGAAAGTTGTGTAAATCTAATCAGGACACTACCAATTGCTATACATGATGAGAATAAAGTTGAAGATATAGATGACTCCGGGGAAGATGATGCACTTGATTCTGTAAGATATGGATTTTCAGAGTTGAGGTGGATTGATGCTAAGATTGAATCAGCCTCAAGAGGTGGTGAGGAAACAGAGGCAAATAGTAGTATAATAGAAGATGCAGAAATATTTAATGAAGAAGAATAAATGTATAAAGATATAATAGGCAAGAATGTTTTAACAGTCCTTGTTTCCAAGCCTCCTATTGAGGAGACTATCAGATTAAGGATGTTCTTTTGTCCATATAACCAGAACCAGATTATGAGGTATCAGGGATTGGTTAAGGTTATTTACCCTGGTTTTGATCCTGAAGATACGCCACAGTTTATAGTTAAATCAGTTAGAGTTTCAGATAATATCCAGTATTCATTTAAAGAGGGTAAGGAGGATGAATCACAATCTGTTAACTTCTGGATTCAGGATCAGTATTTTAATGATGATAATGTCAGGACTTACCACTGCTACAACTGCCAAATGAGGAATTTATATTTTAGTGGGGATAAAGTGATCCATTATCAGTCTAAGGCTGATGCTAAAAAGGGTGAGTCTTTTTTATGCGGTAATCCAATGTGTAAACAAGTCTTTACTTATTTAGGAATGGTTCGTATTTTGAGCCCAGAAATGGTATAATTTAAGCGTGGCATTTAAAAAAGGTTATACTCCTTGGAACAAAGGATCTCATATTTATACTGGAGGTGGACCTAAAAAGGGATATAAACACCCTGAAGCAGTTAAGAAGAAAATAAGCTTAGCCCATATAGGTAAAATAGGATGGAATAGAGACAAAGTGCTTTCTAATAGGCAAAATGAAGGAAGCCCTAAGTGGAAGGGTGATAAGGTTGGATATTCTGCATTACATAAATGGGTTAAACATTATCTTGGTAAAGCGACTATTTGTTCTCAATGTATATCTACAATAAACATTGAATGGGCAAATATTTCACACGAGTATAAAAGAGATTTAACTGATTGGATGCAATTATGTCATAAATGTCATGGGAAATATGATAGCGGTGAATTTAGAGGTATAGTTAGTAAACTATTTTTAAAGAAAAAGACTCCAAATGGGGTACATTATTCAACAAGATTGATTTAGTAGTATAATATACTCATAGGTCTTTGCCTCACGCTTTTTTTTGTGTGGGGCTTTTTTTATGGATTCACAGATTATTGATACAAATAATAGGTTTACCCCCGAAACAGGAGTTATTCCCACCCTTGCACCTTTAACAGTGGAAATTGAGGATAAAAAGCTACTTAGATATCTAACAGGGCTGGAAAAGGCAGCTGATGAGCATTGGAATAAATCAGGACCTGATGGCATCAACCTAAAAGAGAGAAGAAAACAGAATATTAAGTATCTATTCGGTAAGCAGTTACTAGGCAGACAGCTTAAGCCCTATGAGTCAGAGCTAGTGGATAACATTATCTATGAGTTTGAAAAGATGCTCAAGGCGCTGGCTGTATCTAAGATGCCTGATATTGTTATTGAGCCGGGTGGTGTGGGAGGAGATGAGGCCAGGAAACTAACAGCCGAGGTTTTAACCAAGGCTATAGAAAAGGTAGTTGATAGTGATAAAAACAAGCGTGATTTAGGCATGATGTTTAAGCACATGCCTGCCTACCTCATAGCTGTCAGGAAATATAGGTGGGATGCTTCAAGAAAAAAGATCGGGGATATTGTAGAGGAAGTTATTAATCCTGACCATATAGTAGTAGACCACACTGCTCTATCCTCTGACCCTGATGAGATGCAGTTTATTATCCATTATGTAGAGAAAACCGCCAAAGAATGGGCTATGTTGTTTCCTGATAAAGAGGAGGATATTAAAAAGCATATTGCCAAAGCCCACCCAAGACTAGCCGAAAATGCAGAGGATGAGGATGTGTTAATGGCTCAAAAGGTTAGAGTGGCCGAGTGCTGGTATGACTGGTTTGATAAGGCAGAGGATTTTGACCCGCAGAGCAATGTTAAGTTTAACTTTATGTCCGGTGTAGCTTGGAAGCTATCTAAAGAGGTATTACTAGGTAAGAGTAAAAATCCTAATTGGGATTATGAAGGACACGATGTGGCAATGGTGAATGGTGAGCCTATAGCACCTGAGATAATGGAGCAGATTATGCTGACAGGCCAACAGCCACAGGGCTTTGAGATTAAAAAGGTCTTTAATAATTATTTTGAGTTCCCTAAAAAGCCTTTTATCTTTATGACCTTTGACCAGTTCCTGCTTTCTGCTATAGACCAAACCTCCAGGATTGAGCAGACTATCCCACTTCAAAAATCCAGGGATGATGTAGAACGCCAAATAGACCATATGGTTAAAAACCACAAAGGTAAGCATCTTTGGGGTGCTGATTCAGGTATGACTAAAAAAGATCTAAAGAAGCTGGATATGAATAATCCTGATGCTGATATTACAAGTATTAAGGGTGATCTTAACCAAACACATGGTTTTATCCAGCCTGTGATGCCTCCGGCTGAGATGTTTCAACACGTCAGGGCAAGATTAGAGAGAATTTTTGCCAAAGTGTCGGTACATGGGGCTACAAGAGGTGAGCTTACAACTCAGGTTGCTACTTCAAATCAAATATCAAGGGAGGCTGATTTTACAGCTAATGATGATCTGGTCAATGATACTATTTTGCACGTTGCCACAGAATCTGCTAAAGCGCGTATGCACATGATGAAGCTCCGCTATACCGAGGAACACTGGAAGCAGATAGCAGGAGTTGAGGAGGGTAAATATTTACACTTGAGGTTAAACAATGACTCAATAGACGATGGCTTGGAGGTAGTGGTTAAGGCATCAACTACCGATAAGCTGAGGGCTGAGAGAAACGCCCAGCAAATGGCACAGCTTAAGCTAATAGAACCCTACTATTACTATAAAGATACTGGCATTCCCGATCCCGAAGGTAGGGCTGAGGCATTATTCCTGTTTAATACCTCTCCTGAGCTGTGGTATAAAAAGATAGTCTTAGGACAGGATATTGCAGAAATGGCAAACCAGGTGGTCGGACAAACACAGCAAGAAATACCAGGGGCAGAGGCCGGTGGACAACCGGGAGTAGTACAGCCACCACCTACCATACCATCACCCCAGGATATATCTAATGTTGCTACAGAGCCACAGGGAAGTCCTAATATCATGCAAAGAGCTATGGGTGGGATTAGAAATATGATAGGAATATAATATGCCTTATCAATCAGAAGACCAAATGAGATATATGCACGCTAGACATACCAAAGGTGGACGTGTTATAATAAATGTATGGGAAGACCAAAGGGAAGTCTTAATAAAACCCGTCAGCCCAATATTGAACTTGAATGTGACTTTTGTAGAAAGATTTTTTCTGTTCGATCCTCTTGTATTACTCAAGGCAATAAAAGAGGTAAACCTGTTCGATTTTGCTCGATGGCTTGTCAACATAAAGGAACTATTGATAAAAGAGTCCGTTATGGTGAGCAGACAGGACAATGGAAAGACGGTAGAAGCAGTTATCGGCAACGAGCATTTAGAGAAAAAGGAGAAATTTGCGAACTCTGTGGCTATAAGAAATATAAAATATTGCTTTGGATCCACCATAAGAATTTTATTGGACGCAAAAATCAGATTGACCACAATATTGAGAATCTTGAAGTTTTATGTATTAGATGCCACCTGGAACGACACTATGAAGCTGGGAAAGATATAAGATATCATGTCGTACAAGAGTAATAACCAAAGAGTATGGATGCATATAAATAGACCTAAGATAGCCAAAAGATGGGATAAAAAGTATGGTAAAAATCTAACTAACATTGAAAAAGCCAAAAGGGCTTTAAAAAGTTATTAGTACAATTTCATATGGAACCAAGAATTAGATCAATAAATAACAATTCAGTCCTGCCTAATGAAAGCTATGAGGATTGGAGAAAAAGAACAGGTATAATTACTCCTGCGGTTATGGTCCCAGATCCACGAGGGGGTGGTGGTCAAGTAGATTTCGCTATGGCAGAATATTTAAAACAACAAGGAATTGGAGCGGTGGTACGTCCTAATACAATTACTAGTGAAGGAAGAAGAACACTTATTACTCCTCCTTCCAAAGCATCTGTTTTACCATTCAGATCTAGTCCTAGGATGTCTATTGTTCAACCCAGACCGTCAAGACAAATAACTTCTCCAAACAGACTTGCTCGTTTTGCCCTATCAACAACACTAAATGAGCCAATAAAATATAGGCGTTCTTTGAATACCGCAAACCCCTTGGGATTAGTTACTTTAGCTCAACAAGCATTAAAAAGCCCTTTCCATTGATATAATTTTGTCTATTATGTTATAATTCTTTTAATAGTAAATAATACATATGAATCCACAAGACAATAATCCTACCTTACCTGCAGAAGATCCAACCAAAACAGCACCAGTAACATCTCCCGCAACACCTCCAACAGAGCCAACGATACCAGCAACATCGCCTTCTGAACCAACCCCACCACCAACAGAGTCTGATTTAAAAGGGTTAGAGGAGAAGGTATCTAAAGGGGTTATTGCAAAAATAGGCGAGGCGTTAGGTTTAACCAAAAAAGAAACAGAAGAGAAGATACCCACCGATCCTGCCGAATTATCTAAGTTTGTCAGGGCAGAAACCCAAAAAGGTGTACAGGAGGTTTTAAACCAACAGGCTAAAAGAGAGCAGGATCAAGTAGAGGCAAGAGAGACACAAATTCAGGAGGGGGCGCAAAGATTCCAAACTCTTTGGGCAAACCAATATAATGAGTTGGCAGAGGTAGGTAGAGTCCCTAAAGTTACCAATAAAGATGATAAAAACGATCCGGGTAATATTGCCAGAGTTAAAATCTTAACCAAAATGAAACAAATATTAGATGAGAATGAGAAAAATGGGATTGATTATGTTCCTACTCTGAAAGAGGTGTTTTATGAAAATCCCAATATATTAAGGATGGAAACAGTAGCGGGTGCTAATGTACCAGTATCAGGTGGGGGTAGGTCAACTACTCCTAACAGTGGACTTACTTATGACCAGTTACATAAAACAGATATGGATGATTTAATCAAGGGCCAATACGAATCTTAGCTTTAAAATCGATAGTTGACAAACTATTTTTAATTGTTCTATAATTAAAACATAGGAAATTACCTCGACGAAAGTCGGGGTTTTTTAATGGAAAAAAATGCCTACATTTAGCACAACTTATGACGGAATAGCACTCTCCAACAGAGTAGAAAACTTTTCAAATAGAGACCTTTATAGGAAGGTGATTGACAATGTATTAGTAGCAACCACATTTGGTTCCCGTGTTTTCTCAATGGGTAAGTCCTTCTCTGGTAAATATAAAACTTTCACTGTTACTCACTCCAAAGATTCTCAGTTCAGATGGCTTGGTGGTGGAGGCGAGGAACTTTCAGCATCAGCAGTTAATAACACTATTGAGTTAAATTACGCTAGAGTAATGGGTGTCCAGCCTAAGGCTATGATTGACTTTGAGGACTTTGCCAATGATGGTGATGCAGGGGTGATTGATTTGGAATCTTTCAAATATAAAGAGGCTGCAGCAGTTGTGACACAAGAGTTGGGAGATGTGATCTTTGATGCAGGAGTAGGTGACCAGCCGGAGGGTTTGGATTCATTTGCAGATAGTGGAACTCTAAAAACTACAATTGGTGGACAATCCAAAACTACATATACGGTATTAAGAGGAACTTACACAGATGCTTTAACTGTTGTTACGGCAGCTAAGATTTCAGCCCTCATGGATGCTGTATCAGCTTCAGGATCAAAAGAGGGTTCACCTACAATCGGGGTTACCACTAAAACAGTCTGGTCTTTCATTGAGGAGTTACTTACTCCATTTTTACAGAATCAATATCAGTCAAACCAAATGCCTAAACTTCCGCTTCGGGGCTTAGAGGTTCTGGCTCCAGGGGAATTTGGAGCAAGAGCAGGATTCACAACCATGTTTTATCGACAAGTTCCTATTATTAAAGACGACAGTGCCAAAGCAGAATCACTTTACATGTTAAACGAGAGAACATTCGGTTGGTATGGTAATGATAGGGTTCCATCTAGATTGAGAGAAAGATATGAAAAAGTATCTTTGGGTGATGGTGAAGGATATGAGTCAAGCGCAGCTATGATTGATATGCCTCCATCACCTGTGGGTTGGTTTTACAGAAAAGATGAGTCTTTGGTTACTCAGCTTGGAACAGTAGCTTACTTTGCAGTAGTCGGAAATGTCTGTGCGGATGAACCACGAAGAAATGGACAATTATATAATATAGACGGAATAGAATAATATGAGTAAATTATCACCATCATTATACACAGAAATAGGAACAGTAAGACTTATGGAGTTAGGTTCCACTCTAAATCTGGATTCATCCGGAAGGGTCTTTAAATATGCCCAAGCCGGCGGGTCTAGTATTGCCAGGGGAGTAATGACTGTATCTGCCGACCAGGATGCACAAAGGGTTAATCTTTCTTTTGCAACCGCTCCGGCTGTAGGAGCTAAATCAGTTAGTGTTACTGTCGGAACAGGAGCTGATGTTGCAGATGTATACCAGGACGGTTGGTTGGTAGTCCAGGACGGTACAGGAGAAGGACGGGCATATCCAATTGAAAGCCATGATGCAATTACAGCGTCTGTTGCCAATACATATTATCTGAAAGAACCAATTGATACCGCTGGAGCACTTGCTGAAGTAAATGTTGATATTATCAAGAACAGATATGATGATATTGTGATCGGACCTGGATCAGATAATCTGGATGTACCTACAGGAGTTCCGGTAGTTGCTTTGACTACTCTCTACTATGGATGGGTTCAAGTATGGGGGCCATGTTCAGTATGGCAGGACGAAACCTCAGGAGTAGGTGCGGATTTATCCACAGGGGATGAAACCGCAGGTACAGTAGACACATCAGCCGCAAGTGATCCAACAATCGGTATCCAAGGACCACAGGGTGGAGTTGAAACAGAATATCAATTAGTTTACTTGATGATTGATAGATAATCGGGTTGACGAGGAAAGCTAAATAGCTGATTCAGGAGCCGATATGATTAACCCTCATATCGTGAGGGTTTTTTAAAATATATGGAAGTTAAAAAAGAAGTTAAACAAGAGATAAAAAATGAAGCAAAATCAACAATTCAGGATTGTTTGAATTGTGATGGCGAGGGTTCGGCAACAGGTAAGACACCTTGTGAGTTTTGTAAGGGAACAGGCAAGGTAGAAAGATAATATGGGAAAATATAGCGATTACGCACCAGCATTAAAAGCAGGACATAAAATATATCCCGAGGATATAGCGGGAATGTTAGGCTTACCTCATGTAGGTAAGGTTTTATATGTTGATGCAAATTCAGGATCAGATAATAACAATGGACGAAGGCAGTCACAGGCTTTTGATACTGTTGCAGCAGCTTATGCTGTAATGACCTCAGGAAACCATGATGTAGTAATTATTGCCCCATCAGGAGGTACAGGTAGGACTGCTGAAACTACTGCAATCACCTGGGGTAAAAGATTTGCCCATTTAATTGGTTCTGCAGCACCAACTGTACAGAATCCAAGAGCGGGGCTTGGTTTTTCAACAGGAGGTTCGTTGGTAATTTCCGAGAATGGTTGTATTTTCAAAAGTCTAACTTTTACGAGTTCGGCTGATATTGACGAAACAGTATCAATCACAGGAGACTATAATGCTTTTCTCGGTTGCGACTTTAAAGGAACTTCTAACGCTACATCGGCAGATTCAACTCCCTGGAGGGCATTGAACCTAAATGGAGCAGAAGAAAACAATTTTGTAGGTTGTACTTTTGGAGCAGATACAATGACTCGTGGCGTAGCCAACACCTCATTGGAGATGGAAGGTGGGTCAAAGAGAAATGTGTTTGATGGTTGCTTCTTCACAATGCACGCAGATACAGCCGGAACACAAACACATGTATTAGTAACTGGTACTTCGGGTATTGACCGCTGGACAGAATTTCATAATTGTCGCTTTTATGCCTTCTCAACTAATAATGGTCAGGCAGTTACTGGATGTATGGATTTATCTGCCCAAACAGCAACAGGACATATTCTTATAACAGGAGAGCCATTTCTCAGTACAGGCATTACGGACTGGGAAGCAACCGCTTCTGGGAGAATTCAAATGCAAGCATACAATACTGCAACAGCTACTATTGGTATTGCAATAAATCCAACAGTATAATAATCTACTCATGGCACGGTTATATAAACTTGAAATCCAACGCAATAATATAAATGCTGTTCTCTATTATCATAATGACGGAACCCTCGAACTTATAGATCCCGATAGCGATATGCCGATAGATTATCTCAAGGTAAAGCTAAATCTTTCTAAAGAATTATTTGAATGGATGAGTAAATATAATGTAACCAGTTTTGAGTGTATAAAAGAAGTGATATAATATAAAATATGGCTGACAGAATACAACTTAGAGATGATAATGGACAGACACTTGATTTGGGAGGTTTCCGTACTCAAACTTCTTTAACTTTAGATGCTTCCAATGATACAGTAGAGGAGTCATTATTTAGGATTACAGGATCAGTTGAAGTTAAAAAACTATATGGCGTAGTTACAACAGTAGTTGGAGCGAATCATACAGCTGCTTATTTTAGGTTAAACGATCAGACAGCACAATCGGATATTACCTTAAGTACGGGAACTACTATTTCCTCTGCAGCAGTTGGATCTATTTTAGTAAAAAAAGGGTTAGCTGCAGCCGCTTTAACACTTTTAACAGCAGCCCAAGAAAGAGTATCGGAGCCAACTACTTTAGAAACTGATTATTTTTCGCCTTTTGTAGTGGTTGCAAAACCTACCGCAAATACAGATATAGAATATGTCTATACAACAACTACCGAGCCTACAACAGGTGTGATCAAGTTTTTCCTAGTTTGGATTCCTCTTTCTTCCAATGGTGCTGTTTCACCCCAACAGGATTAGTTGATATAGCTTATTTCATTGTGGTATAATTATTTTAATAGGAATTTACCAACATGTCTGAATCTGAAAACCGCAAACCAATTCCATCTACCAGAGAATCAGCGCAAATAGTTTTAAATAAATTCTTAAAAGAAAATGGTATTTTAATCGGGACAAACCGTCCTAGAATTGATTTTACAGACTCGGGGGCAATGATTATCTCTCCTTCAACAATTATAGCTATTTATGAAGAGGATGCTAAACCGAAAGGTAAAGCAAACTAATATGGAGCCTAATGTTATCGGGCCATCTGCAGGAGCTAAAAGAAATGCTGATATTCAAAGGGTAGAACTGGAGCGTAAAAGCAGGGATCTATACAAAGTTTTTAATCCCACCAACCAACCCTATGAAGTTATCCTAAATGCCAAAATCTCACCAGAGGTATGGACTATTCCAGCTAAAGAAAGGGATAGAAATGGGGAAGCAATAGTCCCTAACTATGTCAGAATTAAATATCTTGAGGAAATGTCACAAAAGATAATTACTGTTAAATCAGATAGGGCTATTATTGAGGAAAATGAGAAAAGATTACAAAGGGGTTTCCCTAAGATGGATTTGCACACAGAACAACCAAGACTTGAAAACAGGAATCTTAAAAGTTTAATGGGCAAAAGGGAGCAGATAGTTAGAATACTTGATGGAGGTCTGGTTAAAGAGTATGGACTTAGGGGACAAACCCAGCAGCCAACAGATAGAAAACAGCACATCTCAGAATTTGACCCAGGGATTGATGTTTTAGGTGGTCAACCGACTATTACGCCTACTCCACCAGCAGATATTGACGAAAATGCCCCACAACAAGCTACAATGACCCAAAATCAAACAGATGAACCTAAGGTTGCTACTAGCTTAGTGTGTGATGTATGCGGAAAAGAGTGCGCCAGTGATTTTGGGTTACAGAGTCACAGAAGAAGTCATAAAGAGCCAGTACAACCAGATACTCCTAAAATAGTTGAGGAGGAAGATGAATAGTATTTCAGAGAACCTCTTTTTATCAGTTTCAAATATCGTAAAGATCCGTGTTACAGCAGATGATTTAAGAGTTAAAATGCAGGTCATATCAGGATCGGGTGGAATTACCAACCATGTTAAAACCCAGATTATAATAGAACTTCTATTAGCCTTCAATGAATTGGAGAAGAAGATAGATGAGCAGAAGTCTATATAATCCTTCTTTGGAAGATATCAACACCTATATAGATCAATATGGTGAAAATCCCCAGTATCACACTCTAAAAGCGGGTGAGATTAAAGAATTTGAGGATCATGTGGCTGATCTTTTAGAAAGTAAACTTATAGAGCGGATGCTTTGGCAATCTCCCCCAGCTAATTCAAATTATGAAAAAAGGCGAGAAGAATTGAGAAAGGTAATTAGGGTATGAATCCATTTGAAAAAGTTAAAAATCTAGCATTAGGATTAAATAATGAATTGGCAAATGTTGAAATTTTAATTGCCAATTCGGAGATTAAGGATAGAGAATTGACAGATAAAGAAAATACCCTTAATGTAAGGGAATTAAAAGTAGCCCAGAGAGAATCAAAAGTCTTAGAAGAAACTCATTTTATAGAGGAAATTAAAAGACAAAATGAGAAAGAAAAAATAGAAATTGAGGCTAAACAACAGAAACTACAGGACGAGTGGCAAAGAATGGTTATAGATAAAGAAAAATTAGATAATGATAAAGAAGAGGTATCTAAAGATAAGTTAAGGCTAGAATCAAGAGAAAAAGAGCTTGAAAAAGCAAAGCAGATACTTATGGAAGGGGAAAATAAGGTCAAAGTACAGACAGAGGGAATGCAGAATTTAGCCCAGATGTTGAAGATTAAAGAGGAGAGATTAAAAAGGGACAGGCAAGAGGTGGACAAATACTTAGGCTCTATTTAATGGTATAATTAACTTATGGGAATTTACCCACACTTTTGAGTGTGGGTTTTTATTATTTAAATTATGGCTACAGCGGGTGTGCTTCCAAAAGATCAAAATTTCATAGCAGCAGTAGGGGGGGTGTCTTCTGCGACTGATTCAGCAGCTTCTATTAGGCCTTTTCAATATGATACTACCACTAGAGGTTTAACTGTTCATATCGTTGGTATAGACACTATATTAGGTTTAACCCAATATACCGAAGGCGATACCGATACTACTATTACTGGTACAGCTATGCTAATGGAGGGGGCTTCTAGTACCCTTCTGCCAATACAAGGGACTGTAGCGGATGGTTTGCTAGTTAATCTAGGTACGAATAATGATATTACTGTAACTTCAGGAACAATTACTTCCATTACGAATGCCGTAGCTGTAACCAATACAGGGCTTACTGAACTTGCAGCTGCTATAAATGCTTCCTCCCAAATGGATGTAAATATTGCTGCAAGTGGGGCAACGGTTCCCGTAAGTGGCACCTTTTGGCAAGCTACACAACCTGTTTCTAATGCTGGCACTTTTGCTGTCCAAGATTCACAAGATGTGATGTTGGGAACTGATTTTTCCAATGTTTTGGGTACAGCTTCTTTAATTACTACTACCCAAGCTGATGATCTAGTAAATACTACGGATACAATCAATGTCAGTGCTTTAGGATATGTTTTTGATGGAACAACCTGGGATAGGCAAAAAGGCGATTCTACAGATGGAACCTTGGTTAATTTAGGAACAAACAATGATGTCACCTTAGCTTCTATAACATCATCTGTTGTGCCTGGAACTGGTGCAACAAACCTGGGTAAAGCTGAAGATGCTGGACATACTTCGGGTGATACGGGCGTAATGAATCTGGGGGTAAGGAATGATACTCCCAATGTAGCTTTAGCGGGGACAGATTTAGATTATATCCCTACCTCTCATTCGAAATCGGGGGCAATTCATGTAATAGATTCAGAAGAAGATTTTGCAGTACTTGGAAGTAATAAGGTCAATAAAACATTCAATCTAACTGGCGCACAAACAGATGCAATCATTTGGAGTCCTGCGGCAGGTAAAAGATGGTATATCACCGATATTCATTATGTTGTTTCTGCTGCTGCCACTGTAACATTTGAGGATGATTTGGCAGCAGGGGATTCAGTAGTAGGAATTGGTGGTGCTTATGCTGCTAATAGTGGAATGTCACGACCCTTTAAAACTCCTGTATTTAGCGGGGAAGATGCTTCCGATCTCCTGCTTACAACTAGCGCGGGCAACATTCAGGGGATAGTTACAGGATACGAGGTATAAGGAGGTGAAAAAATGTCACAAAAAGCAATTATAGAAACAAAAACCAGAGTAATTAGAAGGATCACAACTGATATCAACCCATCTATTTCCACAGATGAAACAGTGGTTGATTTGTCCCAGGATATTGATTTGGCAAATGGCCCCTGGAAATTAGATTTAGCTGATAAAAAAGTGGCAGCAACTACTATTGAGGCAAAAGAAGCAGGTGTTGATAGAGCATATTTGGAGTCTGAACAACTACGGAAATTAGCAGAATTAAAACAATCCCTACAAGATATTGAGAAAAATGTTCTTCTGCCTATTGAAGTTAGAACTTTCGCAACTAAATATTTAGCTCTATTAGGATAATATGGCACTCTCTACTTATGTTGGATCATTTTCCATGAATACCTCAACCGGTAATCAAGCGATTACAGGAGTGGGGTTTCAACCAAAAGTCATTCTCTTTTTCGCCAATGCTTTAACTGCTGACGGGTCGGGGGCTAATGCAAATGAGATGTTGGGCTGTGCTATTTCGTCAACAGAGAGATGGACAGGAATGGGAATCTCGAATGATGCTGCTGCTACTGCTGCTGCCAGAGACCGTTTAGATAACACAAAATGCCTCACTTTTATCAATACTGCCAATACTGTTTTGGCTGCTGCTGATTTTGTTTCTCAAGATGCTGATGGGTTTACCATAAATGTTACTACAGCCGATGCCACATCAAGGGTAATAAACTATATAGCTTTGGGGGGCACAGATTTAAGCAATGTCAAAGCAGGAAGTTTTACAAATCCCCTTGTTGTAGGAAATGCAGGAACAACAGGCGTAGGATTTCAACCAGACTGTTTACTCCTTTTTTCTCCACGCCATTTGGACAGCACGCTTCCTGGCGGATTTCATCATATTCAATGGTCACTTGGGGTTGGTACAAGTTCCTCGGCACAATGGGTATCTTCATGGAAAACAGAGGGGAATGCTTCTGATCCTAGCGATACAGCACGGTATCAACGCACAGCTTCCATTTTTGCAATGATTGATCCCTTTACTGATACAAAGAATAAGGAGGCAGTGCTGGTTAGCCTTGATAGTGATGGTTTTACCCTAAATTGGACAACCATAGTTGCTGAAGCTGGACAAATCTTTTATTTAGCCCTAAAAGGCGGACAGTATAAAGTAGGAGCTGATACACAAAAGACCTCTACGGGTACTCAAGCAACGTCTGGTATAGGATTTACTCCAACAGGACTTTTGCTAACAGGTTTTAATAATATAGCCACTACCTCGATTATAACTAGCGGTAGAAATTCATTAGGTGCTGCTTCATCTACTACACAGAGAGGGCATATTTGGATTGGGGACTTAGATAACCAAGCTGATACAGTAGCTAAATCTGATTTAGATAGAACTGCTGTATTAAAACATTTAACAGAAGCATCGGGTGGGCCAACAACTGAAGCAGATGCAGACTTGGATTCCTTCAATTCAGATGATTTTACCCTAAATTATGGAACTGCCGATGCTACAGCCAGACAGTTTTTATATTTGGTAGTAGGATCAATACCAACTACTGTAGTCAAGGATATTATAGGCATGGGCGTAGTACCTTTCCCGCGCTGATTAGTGTTATAATATACTCATAGGTATTTGCCTCACGTTTTTTGCGTGGGGCTTTTTTATTGTTAAATTATGAGACAAACTTTTTCCGATATTATCACTACAGCTCAGGATGGGGCAGGTACGACTAATTCAACTATTAAAACCTTCCTAAAACAAAGAATAAACAGAAGATATGAAGTTGTAACTGACAAATTAAACACCTGGACACAAGTTTTAACTAGAAGCGCAACATCCGGTGATGCTAATGGTGATTCCCAACAATATTACTACAATCCACCTAATTTAAGGGAGATTGAATCTATTGTAGTTACGATAGGTGGATTTGATTATCCCCTTTCCCCTGTCTATGCCCAGCAGGAATGGGATAGGCTTAACGCTGAAACCGTAGTGGGTAACTTCCCCGAAAGGTTTTTTAGACGGGCAAATGATTACGGCATCTGGCCTTATGATTTTGAGGATGATGGGACTATAACAATAAACTACACACAAAGGGCAGTACCTTTATATTTTGAGGATTACTCGACGGGTACAGCAGCCGTTACAGTTAACGATCAGACAGTTACTTTAACAACGGGTGTTACAACAACACTAAAAGCTGGGTTTTGGTTTTCTTTGACAGATTCAGGCGGAGAACCAAGGGGATCATGGTATCGGATAGGTTCTATATCTGCAGGTACAGCAGCCTTTGAATTGGAAACATATTTTGAAGAGGCTACCGAAGCAACTCCAACTTATGTGGTGGGTCAGTCACCTGAAATACCGGAAGAAGGGCATGATCTTTTGGCAATAGGCACAATATCAGACTTTTATGCCATGAAGCAGAAAGATTTAGAAACCGCTACAAGGTTTGATAATTTCTTTTGGTCAGGTAATTACAATGTCACAGCTTTGCAAGCTAAAAAGGATGGTGATTATGGAGGGTTGTTAGCTTTAATTGATGCATATAAAGATAGGGATGATTCAATGATTTTAGACAGATCTCCTATTGTTAGAGACCCCTTAGATTTTCCTATTGTAAGAAGCGCAATATTATCAACATCTTAATATGAGTATACGTACAATTTCTATCCGAGACTTTAGCGGTGGGATAGCAACTACCTCTGAAAAAAAAGACATTCCTTTTTCTGCTAAGTTTGTTAAGAATTTAAACCCATTTGAAGATCCCTCATATATAACCCTTTCCAAAGCACCGACCAAAATGTCAGGGTCAACAGTTACTAATCTATGTTTTTGGATGGAGGATGGCTCACCTTATGATACTAACCGTTATTTCTATGATTTAGGAGGGAAAATATACAGGGAAACCTCAGCTGATGCCTGGTCTTCTTTAAGGACAGTTTCAGGCTCAACAGGTGAGGGATTAAAGGTATTTGATGATTATTTATTTTATGCTCTTCCGACAGAGCTTGGTAGATATGGCAGGTTATCCGGCACTCCCGCTTTCGATGATGCTCTAACTTCTTGGTGGGATGCTGCTATTGCTGATATACAGGATACAGGGGGAGGCACAGGACAGACCTATTCGACAACCACAGCAATAAATGAGGGTGCTACCCATATACAGACTTTTGAGGCAGGAAAAGACCCTCTTAAATCACTTGTTATTGATATAAACGATACAGGTGATGATCCAACATGGACAGTAACAGTTCATGATAGTGAAAACAATCCGATAGGCTCGAAAACCACTGCTTTTGTCTCGGTTACTACAGGCGATAATACTTTTACTTTTGCTACTGCATTGAGACTGATTATAGGTAATAACTACCATTTTCATGTTACTACCTCAACTACAACAGGTGCGCCAAAAGTAACGAGTAATGTAGCCTCTGATTTAGAGGGTGCGGAGTATGTGATAAATTATGGGACTTTGATCGATGCTGAATTTCACTCAATGGTTGTAGTTGAAGATAAGCTGATTATAGGGAATAAAGATTATCTGGCTGTGTTTGACCAGGCTAGTTACGATCCCAACAAGATACTTTTAGAGCGTGGGTTTGAGGTAAGATCAATTGATAAAACAGATGAATTTGTCATTGTTACTTGTTATAAAGGGGCTTCTGTTGATGAGGCTGAGGAGTCAAGGATATTCTACTGGGATACTATTCAACCCTCCTGGAACTTTTACACCGATACTACATGGGCAGGAGCCGGAAATGCTATCACCAATTCAGGAAATAAATTAAGAGGGATATTCGGCAATAGAGGGGCTTTATATGAGGGTTCAAGAGAGGGTTTGGGTGAAAAATCCATCTCTCATACTCCCAAACTAACAAGGGGTAAGGTTTTAAATGTCTACCCTTCTGCAATTACTCATTCAGATGGTATCACCTTAATCGGTATTGGAGGCTCTACAGACGATTCTGCGGGCTTAGAGCAGGGTATTTATGCTTATGGGGCAAAAGATAATAAATTGCAGGATGCCCTGGTTTTACTGCATTTAATCTCCACAGGCACAACTCAAGGAACTACGGTAAAAATAGGCTTTGTCAAAGTTATAGGGGATGAGCTGTATTACTCCTGGAGGGACGATACAAACTATGGCGTGGATAGGATACTCCCTGGGGCTAGTGCTGTTACATCAGGGGTATATGAAAGCCTTATTTTTGATGCGGAAGATGTCAGGAAGGAAAAACTAGCTTTACAAGTTAAAGCCCAATGTAAGGCATTAGCAACAAATGAAACTCTGGCTACTAAATACCAGCTGGATAGGTCGGGCTCATTCACTGCTGGCACTGCTGCCACATCAACTGGTACAGAGGCAGAGGTGGGTATCTTTAACCGCTTTGGTGAGGTTGAGTTCGGTTTTACTTTAACTAGTGTTGATGGAACTTTCCCCAATGTAATAGAGCTTAGTTTTGACTATAACTCATTAAGTGAGGAGAAGATCAGATGATAGATTTAATCTATACAATCCAATTTATCTGGTTTGCTAATCTTTTAATGCTTCTAATTCCTGTTATTTGCTTAATAATCGTTTTAATTATCTTTTTACTATGCCTAGACAAAGCCAGAGAAACTTAGACCCTATTGCTGTAAAAAAAAGGAATTTGGATTTAGTGAGAGTTAGCCCTACCATATCCGCATCAGCTATTCTAGCTTCTGGACAAAGTACAATCTTCAATTTTATCACCGAATCAAAGTCTACAGTGCCTGTCCTTACTCAACAGGATATTTCACTGTTTGAGGATTCTATCGCTGAGGTGAGTCTACTTCCTAATGGGTCAAGTATAGATATGTCTGAATATCAGGTCATTGGTCCCTGGAGAAGCCAAGATGATGGAGATGGGAAAAATATATCAACTAAAATATTTGTCAGAAACCTACAAGGGACAGCGGATATAAGCGTTGAAGTGTCCGCAAGTGCTGATGACGGATACGAGACAGATAACTCAAGCTGGACCGATAACGCTAGCACCATGAAAATAGGGCAAGACGATGTAACAAGTGATGATTATGATATTGGCATAAGATTTCAAAATTTAACCATTCCTCCAAGTTCTTTAATTAATTCAGCAACTCTCTATTTTACCTATGATGCTATTACCGGAGGAACG